ATAGATTTCTTCGCCCCTCAAAGTGCGGCAGAAGTTGGTTTAACATTAGCAGCTGGCCCGATTGCAGGAAAAGTTTTAAAATCCGCTAAAAAACTACCTAAGTTAAGTAAGGAGGCAATAGATTGGATAAAAAAAGCCAAGCAAGGTGAGGGTATAGAAGATATCACCTTATTGCCAGCTGGTTTATCTAGGAAAGGGGAAAGAAGACTTATTGGTGAGACTTTCGAATTTGGCAAACCAAGAACCATGAAAGAGGTAGATGATAGAGCACTAAGAAGTGCGCACCTTTCACGCTCAAAATCTAAGTATGAAAAAATTGCCGATAAAGATATAGATGTATCGCTAAATCCTTATGATGACCCAGTTATTGATGACTTTATGTCTGACATTTTTTCTAATCCAAAAACAACACTTGAAGATGCTATAATTGCAAGAAAGGAAACTTTTGGTTACGAACAAGGTGGTATAATAAACAGTTATCAAACCGGTGGTCAAGTACAACCACGTAAGCAACAAGAAATGCGTAACCCAGCAATGTATTATGGCCCCCCTATTGGATTGATGGGGCCAGACTCAAGTGTACATAACGAAGCGCAGGGTGAGTATGAAGCTTTTATGGATTCTTTAGAAACAAAAAGGAATACCAATCCATTTACAGGTAAGCCTATGGATACCGACGCGGACATTAAAAGATTATTAGAACGAATGAAACAGTCTAAGATACCTCGCTCCGGTCAAAGAATGATTATGAGACAAGGTGGCCCGATACCCTACCAAAATGGTGGGCAAGTTAATCCAAATAGTTTAGCGGGTAAAACAATTAAAGCTTCTGATTTAGGATTAGAAAATTTAGGTGAGGTTCGTGATATGCCACAACGGGAACCCATTAATCAACATGAGTGGGACGCTATAATGAATTATGCGGCTACTGAAGATGAAGCAGAGGCAATGCAAGCAGAATCAATGGCTAATTTTATGTCTATGATAGAGAATGAAAAAAGAGTAAGGCCTCTTGCTCCAGATAAATATGTAATGAAGGGTGGGGTAATGTCAGACCAAGAAGAGGTGAGTGTTCCAAAACTAACAACAGCTTATTTGGCTTCATTTGGTTTTGATACACCACTATCTCGCAAGCAAGGCGCTTTATTGCGGAGGAAGGCGATAGCACCTGAGACATTGAATCCACAAGTAAAAGGTTTAATTAATAAAATATTAGTTCGGAGACTAGCAAATGAAGAGGATTAATGGTATTAGAAACAGATAAACGAGCAGACTATAATCAAGAACTATACCGCCGATGGAGAGACGCACGTTCTGAGTGGGATAAAGAAGCTCGCCAAGATGTTGATTTCTATCATGGGAATCATTTTACAGACGAGGAAGTAGATGAACTACAATCTCGTAACCAAGCTGACGTTCCAATGGATAGAATTGGGCCAGCGATTGAAAAATTTAAAGCTGTATTAACTTCCAGACCACCAGCATTTACCCTAACACCTAGAGAAGATTCTGATGTAAAGGTTGCTTCTGTATGGAGAACCATTATGGGATATGTCTGGGGCAACTCCAATGGAGACTGGCAGTTAAAACAAGCAATACATGATTATGCCACAACAGGCATGGGATATCTATATACATATATAGACCCAGAATCAGACTTTGGTAGAGGCGATGTGAAGTTCACATACGTCAACCCATTTAGGGTGTATGTCTCTCCGAATACTCGCAACCGATGGTATGATGACGCTGAAGGTGTTATCCTCTCTACAATCCTTACCGGTGAACAGGTCATGAGCCTCTACCCAGAATTAGGCGAGCAAGAAAACCCAGAGACAGGGGAAAAAGAAGCAGGCATCATTCAAGATTTAGAGACATATCTTGAAGAGGATTACCCATCTGCTATGAATAGCAATAGCAAAAAGGTGTTTACTCCTGCTGATACAAAAGACTTAGATTACTTTGACCGTAATAAATATCAAGTCTTAGAGCGTTTCTATAAAGTAAAGGTTACTTTCTATCGTGTGATTGATATGCAAACTGGTGAAGAAGCGGTTTTTGGTGAGGATGAATATCAAGAGTTTATAGAAAGCAATCAAGAGCAGGTAGAAGCAAGTCAGTATGAAGTTATTCCGGTTAAGCAAACTCGCGTTAAGGTATGTGCAAGTATTGGTCAAATTGTTTTATATGAGACTATTCTTAATACTGACCACTATCCGGTCATCCCTATTCCGAATATATTTACAGAAACCCCGTATCCAAAGTCAGATGTATCGCGTGCTAGACCGATGCAACGTCTTCTTAATAAGCTTTGGTCACTTGCTCTTTCCCACGCTCAAGCGTCTGGTGGACTTAAATTACTTGTCCCACTAGGTAGCGTAGAGGATATTGGACAATTAGAAAGAGATTGGGCAAACCCAAACGCGGTTATAGAGGTAGACTCTACGCAAGGAGAACCACACTTCCCTGCCCCTCAACCATTAGCAGGTGAGTTTTATAGACTAATTCAACAGTGTGAGTTCTATATTGATTTTACATTTGGTCTTCCTGAGATGATGCACGGATTCTCAGAGAAAGCACCCGAGACGGTTAAAGGTACAGAGCGTATGATTGCGCTTGGAACCGAAAGACCAAAATCTAAACTAAGAGATATTGAGTTTAGTATCAATAGATTAGGTCAGGTCTTATACAACCTTTCTAAAGGTCATTACACTTATAAAAAGATGTTCCGTCTCAATAGTGCAAACAATGACATGACCGAAGCAATGGTCAATACATACGATGATAAGACTGGTGCTATTTTAGACATTAAAAAAGAACGTCATAATCTAGGCCAGCACGATTTAAGAATTGAACCCGGCTCTACATTGCCAACTAATAAGTGGGCAGAGCTAGGTGTATACATGGAAGCTTATCAAATGGGTATCGTAGATAAGTTTGAAGTGTTGAAAAAGAACCCAGAAATATTTGATAAAGAAGGTATCATGCGCCGAACAGAAGAAAAACAGTTAATGCAACAACAAGTTCAGGCCATGGAAGAACAGATAAAGAATTTGGAGGGAGACCTCCAGACCGCCCAAAGGGAGTCTGTAAGCGACAGAAAACGGGTTGAGGTTGAGAAATTTAAATCTCGACTCGCAGATATCGCATCAGACGCCAAAGCTGACAGAAGAGTTCAGTTAAACAATCTACAATCAAAGGTGAAGCTCGAAGCGGAGAAATTAGCGAATGTTCGACAGGATGCTAGTTCTACTCCAGAAGCTTAGAGACATCTATTAAGGAGATATAATGGACAATACACAGACAGAGGCCGTTCAACAAGCTGATGGTTTAGTTGACAGTGGCCCAAGTATAGTTGAAGAAGTAAGAGCAGAAGCTGACGAACAATACGTTGAATCAGCCGAAACAGTTGCGCCAGAGATGGCACCAACTGAAGAACCAGTGGATTTTTCAGCTCCAGAAGTTGAAAATACCAGTGAGACAATTCCGGCAGGAGAGTGGGAAGTTGAAGCCCGCAAATTCCAATCAATGTATGACAGAACCCAAGCTGAAAACGATAAACTAAAGAGGCTAGAGCCCCTTGGTGAATTGTTAGAATCTAGGCCTGACTTAGTAGATGTCTTACAACAAAACTTGAACGGACAACCACAACAACAAGCGCCACAGCAACAAGCTCAGCAAGGTTTACCTGCTGAGGATTTTAACCCTTGGGATGCTTACTATAACCCTGAGTCACCATCATTTAAATTCAGAATGAATCAAGATGTGAACATGATGAATAATGTGGTGCACAATGCGTTAGGTGAGCAGAAACGACAGATGACAGAAGAGATAACCTACAACAATACGGTGAACGAACTACGAAACACATATAAAATGTCAGATAATGACGTTCAAGACTTTATGGGTTTTGTTTCACAACCGAAAGAACAAGTGGGTTTATCGAATCTGGTAAAGCTATATAGGGACGTTAACAAAAAAGGTAACGCCCCAGAGACGGCACAAGCAGTGAAAGCTGCTCAAAACCAGCCACGTACAGCTGGAGTCCTACAAGGTGGAGCACCTAGCTCCCCTAAGTCTGAAGAAAATCAGGTGTGGGATAACATTGTAAATGCTGGAAGCCGTAATAGCATACTTTAAAACAATAAACTGAGGAAGGATATATAATATGGCAACATATAATAATCCCGGCCCGTTAAAGTTTGGTGACCCCGGTGCGGTCATATCGAGCACGATTCCGTCAAGACGGCTATATAATTTCAGCGATAGAGTTGCTGATTTAGCTCCTGACGAATCTCCGTTCTTTGTGTACCTATCTAA